GATTACAGCAAGCTCGTTCCTGTGTTGTTAAAAGAAATTAAAGATTTAAGAGCAAGAGTTGCTGATTTAGAGAATAAATAATGGAATTAGATGCAATGTTATTCTGGAATATTATTCTCACGCTTGTGATTGCACCTATTTTTTGGGCGTTCCGTCAGATGTATGCAGAGGTCAAACGATTACAGTTATTGCTCAATGACACGAGAGAAAAATATGCAACCAAGCCAGAACTGCGAGATGATATGAGGCAAGTTATGGACGCATTACACAGGCTTGAAGACAAGCTAGATAGGGCGTTGGAGAAGAACTAGTGGTAGACCCAGTAAGTGCAATGGCTATAGCTGGAGCAGCTTTCAATGCACTGAAAAAAGGTGTTTCTATCGGGCGTGATATTGAGTCTATGGGTAAAGACTTATCACGATGGATGAGCGCAGTATCAGATGTTGACCGCGCACACCATGAGGCTAAAAACCCACCGATATTTAAAAAGATATTTAATGCGAAAAGTGTAGAGCAAGAGGCAATAGAATTATTTACTCAGAAGAAACAGCTTGAATCTCAGCGTGATGACCTCAGAAAACTAGTGAGTTCAATGTGTGGCCCATCTGCTTGGCAAGAATTACTGCGAATGGAAGCTGATATTAGAAAGCAACGTAAAGAAACACTATACGCACAACGTGAAGCTCGAAGACATTTTGTCGAATTTTTAAGTATCGGTGTTCTTATAATTACAATCGTCGGGTTTTTTATTTTTATATTATTTTTATGGAATAACAGAGGTTCAATATAATGGATGCTAAAATTTTAAAATGGAAGATTATGCCCCGGTTAATGATGTTGGTAATGACGGTTATGTACATCCGCGTCATCGAGTGGGGAATGTCATTGGAAGATTTAACCACCCAACAGAGCGCTATGATATCGGTTGTGAGTGGTGCGATGACTGGAGCTTTTGCTGTCTGGTTAGGTTCGGAGAAAAAATAATGGATGTGCATCACACAGTCGAAGTTGCTTTTGTTTTAGTGATTACGATGTGGGGCAATACGGGTCAGGAGTGGCAGTATATAGGCAATCAAATTGTGTTGCAACAACCTATGACGGAGGAACAATGTGAGTATCTTATCGACGAAGACATGTGGAAGGCTTTTTACAGCAATCAATATTACAAGCTCATGGCTCATTGTTACCCAGAGGAGAAGTAAATGATTCAAAACTTAATCGGACCAGTCACGGGTCTATTAGATAAATTTATAGAAGATAAGGATAAAAAAAATGAACTCGCCCACGAAATCGCCACGCTCGCCACAAAACAAGCGCACGAAGCGCAACTCGCGCAAGTCGAAGTCAACAAGCAAGAAGCCCAACACCGGAGCATCTTTGTTGCTGGATGGCGCCCCTGTGTTGGATGGGTCACTGCGCTCGCGCTTGCGTGGCACTTTATCCTTAGCCCCCTTATTCTTTTCGCAGTTGCGATTGCTGGGGTCGAGATTCCTGAGTTACCTCAGTTTGATATGGAAACGCTGACCACGATTTTGCTTGGAATGTTGGGTCTTTCAGGATTTCGCAGTTTTGAAAAGTACAAGGGAGTGTCTAAATGAACTCGGATGAATTTAAAAAAATGCTCGATGAACTAAATAAAAAAGTTATTTTTTTTGAACCATCAAAAAAACCTGTTGGAAAACCTTTTAATTCTGAATCCGGCAAAAATACGAAAGAGCTTAATTATCTTAATAGAGGATTATTGACGAGGAGACGATGAGAAAATTTGCAAAAGTACCCAAGGATAAAAAAAGTGGTTTGCCCCGAAAGTATGTCAAAGGCAGCAAGAACCCGGACAAAACCAGAGCAGAGATAAAACGAACACAACGTCTGTATCGAAGTGGTGCTTTGACACCAGCAATGATGGATAGAATTAGTAAGCAGAGGAGCAAAACATAATGGCAGCACCAGAAAAATATCAAAAGATGTTCGGAGCAAAAAGAGCAAATGCTATTTACAAACGCGGATTAGGTGCATTCTATTCGAGCGGTAGTAAGCCGGGAATGTCTGCCCATCAATGGGCCGTAGCTAGACTTAAAGCTCATGCCAAGGGCAAAGCTACGGTGAAAAAAGCCGACGCTGATTTATTTAAGAAGGGATAAGATATGGCTGAAAAAAAATTAAATGCAAGGCAGAAAAAAACTATGCAAAAACATAGCAAACATCATACAGCGAAACACATGAAAGAAATGACTCGCCTTATGCTTCGCTCAAAAAATCCATTAACATTTTCTCAAGCTCACAAAGTAACAATGAAAAAGGTAGGTGCGTGATGCCATCAAAAAAATATTCTCCCAAACAAAAAAAACTAGCAAGAACAGCTCCTCCGAGAGACAAGATTACCGCTGCTGATTTCGCTAAGTTAAGGAAAAAGAAAAAATGAAATGGAACTTTGAGCAATGTATGGAGTGGTTGCTTGCCCATGAGGGTGGATACGTAGACCATCCAGAAGACCCCGGAGGAGAAACAAATCTTGGCGTAACTCAAAGAGTTTATAAACGATGGTGCATGGAACAGGATTATCATCCCAAGGATATGAGAGATTTAACTCCAGAGGATGTAACTCCGATTTACCGAGCAAATTACTGGCAAGCAATCGCTGGAGACGAATTGAGTTCGGGCTTGGATTGGTGTTGTTTTGATTTTGCTGTTAATGCTGGTCCAGCTCGTAGTGCTAGAAGCATTCAAACAATCGTAAAGGTTAAAGCTGATGGAGCTATTGGTAAAATAACACTAGCCGCAATCGCAAGTCACGACGCGGCTAGTTTGATAGATGCTTTGCACGATAGACGGCAGAGGTTTTATGAGAAGCTTAAAACGTTTGAGCATTTTGGCAAAGGCTGGACTCGTCGCAATCAAGAGACGAAAGAACAAGCTCACCAATTACTCAACCAATAATATCGTTCTCTCCCGTCCCTTGCGACCCCGTTGAAGATATCCCCTCTCCTCCAGACGCACGACTAAACCATGTGTATTAGAGTGTGCGCGTGATGGAAGTATTTGTTGGTCATCAATTTTGCCATCGGCTATCTCACGATAAGAGGGTGTATATCCTTTTGCTCTTACAAAGGCTTTGATAAAACTAAGCACTTCGGTTTGTTGTCTCGTCAATCCTTCCTTCATGACCTACTCCAACTCTTGAATAAATTTATCAACGGTTGAAAAACACTTCTGACTTAAAGTTTCTTCTAAAGACATAAGCGCATCCCAGTTTTCGTTCTTCAGTTCAGTTAGATAAGTTTGTAACTGCAGTTTGTCGAACCCGGTTGCCTTGCGAATATTCTCTGCACCCTGACAAAACCTATCACTGAACGACTCCTCGCTATCAAAAACCTCGTCATTTTTTTGAGGTATCTTCATTACAATAGAAACACCCTTGTTTTCTGGTTCTGATTCAGAGGTAACCTGATTACTGGCGTTTGCAGAGTCACTATTGGACTTTGGAATTTTTTGTACATTATTACCCTCCGGAGATACGTAAGGCGGCTGTACGGGCTTCTGAGAGGGTCGTTTTTCATCTACCGGGTAGTCTTTTGCTTCCTCCGCAGTTATAAGCCCCTTGATAGCATCCGGAAACGCATCTCGTAGGGCAAACCCCCTAGCCCGAAGCTTGAGCATTCGATTTGGATAGGTTTGCCACGGACCTCGCTTGCCTAACAGACCAGCTCTCTTGGCTTCTTCAATACTAAATGTTGCGCGAGTGTTTTCAATCTCACCGTTTGCCATCTCACGACGCACCTCACAGACAGCAGTATCTTCTTCGATGTATTCATAGATACCCCGGAATGCTTTGTGCGATTTGACCAATGCCAACATGCTATCGCCCCATATACTTGGCTTACCATTGATGACGGCAATGTTCTGCAAGGCTTGCATGGGTGCCAGACCTAGCTCGTACCCCCATTGTATTGCTACCAATGTGTTGTGAGGTTTGCCCTGATATGCCTCCGGGACCATCCCCGACTTGCTTAACGTCTCAGCGAACTCTTTTGCTTCGGTCAAACTGGTAGGCTCTAACGTCGTTATTTTACTCATTCGATATCTCCTTTAGTGAGAAACTGGTTGTCTCATACATGACACCCGTTCCAACTTGTTCTTTCCGCTCACGTTGGACAGTTTCCGATTTTACTTTAAAATTATTGATTTTTGCGTGTTCAATGCCCAGCCGGTCTAATGTTAAAACAATCGCGTCTTTGACATCCGACTTGACTTTTTTCCACTCAGATTCCGCAGCCGATGCTTCAAGGTAACTGTTACACATTGATAAAAAATCTGAGTTAGTATCAGGGAGTTTATCTGTAATATCGACATACTCCTTTTTCTTCGGTGGAGCTGAAGGTGGATAGTCCCCATCAGTCTCAACCAATTCCCAGAACTCATCATAGGCTTTGAACATTTGTTTTATCAGGTCGGTATCACGAGGTATTGGATAAAAATGCAACCTTCCTTTTTGGTCCATACAAGCCACAATCCCCCAATCATGTCCGGTGCAGAGCATTTGGTGTTGTACTTGCACTATCCACTCTTGCCGGCAAAAACCGTCATGGTAAAAGTCAGTTTTGATTTCAAGTATTCCTTCACCGTCAAACACAAAACTATTAATCGTGACTTCATTAGATAGAAAAATTATCCTATCGACTGACGCTCCTATCTTAATAGTTTCATCTCGAAACGGCTCAGTAGGTTCGTACATCTCCACTTCACCGTTACTGAAAATCTCCAACTCTTCTTTTGCCCAAGTTGCGATTGAATGCTCTAGGTGAGTACCTCGACGTAGAGCTTGCATATTCCGAGGTGCAGTTCTAAGTATCTCCACCCCGGCTCTTATTTTTTTGAACTCATCTAATTTTTTTTGACGAGTATCACCAAACTTATTTTGCTCAAGCAAAATGATTGGCGCTTCTGACGAACTGATTTCGTATCCGGATTTAGTATATTTTGGCATACTAAGCTCCGAAATTTTCATAGTAACAGGAGTCATTTATTATGCAAAAGCCCCATATAAGTGCATAAATTGTTAGGATAAATCCCAAGCACAAAATGAGAAGCAGAACTGCCTGACAGATATTCCAGAATACACCTACTAATGGTCGTTGTATTCTTGCCGACACTCTATCAATATATATTATGCGACAAAAGTAGTTTAATAGTAGCATAGTTTTACCTTTCTATATTACACACACTAACTGTATACTTACATATACTATGTGTTTATTCCAAGTCATCTCTTGCGTTGACCGCCTTTACTCCGGCTGTCTCAACAAGATTCCCGTTGTCGTACTCAGTGAATGAATGCACACCTCTTGTACGTGGGTCACTGGGGATAGCGTGATTTTTAAGAAACACGTTTAATGAATGCACCAAAAATTGAGCGTGAATTATCCTATCAACAATTCGCATACTATTGCTTTTCTGCAATCTTTCCATTTCATCGGCACAATTTCTCAGAGCTTGTATCGCTTGTGGCAAATGATTCGGATGCCACAGAGGTATATCAATACGTTTTTTGTATTGCATCAATCCTCGTCTTATAGCAGATGCAACTGGATTATAATGTATTCTTTTGTTCACTCTCGCTTTCCCTTTTGTTCTTAATTCTTTGTTGCCAGTTTTTTTATGTAGTTTCTAACAGATGGTGCGTACCACTCAGCTCGTCTGGCTAGGTCCGGGTTACGC